CGCGGAACGATGATAAGCGATTCTTCAACGTCGGCGGTAGCGTCGGGGTAGGCGTAAATGTCTGCCGCAATTTCGCCGCCGAAAAGACGTTTAAGACAGGCGAGGTCGGGGTTCATAATGGAAAAGGCAAACGTAGTTTTCCCGGCTTTGGTTATAATCTCTTCCGGGTCGTCGTTTTCCTCGGAGTAAAACTCCGTTTCCTCGCCGTCTTCCTGTGTCATCTTCGCTGTGTCTTGGTAGGTCAGGCCGTAACGGGTATAGTCCGTTTCGTTGAAGTCGCCCTTTGCGGGTTCTCCTGTCTTGCCGAGAATGGCCGACAAACCTAATGTTATAGTAGACATAGGGGTATGGTGTTAAATTGTTAATGTATATTCCAGCTTATTCTCAAATTGCGGTAGTGCTGCTTTACCTCAATCTCTTTTATCGTGGTGTCGTTCTCAATCCAATATTCTAAGTCGGCTACGTTCTGTTCGTCCAAATAGGCTACAAGCGCGTCGCCAATGGTGCGTAGGCGTTCCCGGTCGGCTTTGCGCTGTTCCCGTCCGCGTATCTTTACTTTCTTGTCGGAAACAAAGATATTCACGTTGGAAGTACCCGTTTGGGGCTTTTCGTGCGTTACGGCTATCGTGTTTATTACGATGTCTTCCGCTTCGCTGTCGTCGGGTCGCTCCCCTTGGACGAATACGCCCCCGGAAATTTTGACTTTCCCGGAAGTAACGGCTTCCTGTACCAACTTGTAGAGGATGTCGTCCGTGTCTATGCTGCTGCAATGTTTCACTACTTGAAGGCGTTTTTAATGTTCGTAACTAAGTCGGCTAAGTGTTTGGCTACCTCCTTTTCGGCAAATTTTTCGGCGGAAGTCAATACGTCGCGGCCTTTGCTCTCGACGTGAACGGCGTAGTTCATACCCGCCACGACTACCAAAGCGTAGCCTTCGGTCTTGCTTCCCACTTGTAAGGCTAACCGCTGCCCTTCGTTAACTCCGGCATGTCCGCCCTTGACTGCGGCAAAAGCCACGTTTACGGGCTTACCGTCCACCAATACGACGTAGCCAATAGATGAGCGTAGGTTTCCCGTGCGGTCTTTGAAGCCACGTTCCGGCGGTATCATCTTCGCTAACTTTACGGCTTCTTCGCCTACGCGGGTAAGGCTTTCTATTAGCTGCCTATCCACTTCGGCTAACAACGCCTTAAAGGTCGCGTCTATGTCGTTAATATTGAAGTTCGCGCTTATACCCATAGCCTACAATGAAGTCGCCCTTTATCGAATTTCAAGCACTCGCCAATAATCCTAACTGCTCCTTCCGCCTGTGCGTCCTGTAAGGCTTCGTCGGTAAGCTCTGACGGTAGCAGTTCGCGGTCGGCTGCGGCCACTTCCTGGCCCAATCCTACGCGCTCCGTTCCCGCCGGAAGTTGGATAAGGGAAGCGAATGTTATAAACCTACCGTTCGCCGCCTGTATCTGCGTTCCCTTGCCGTTGGTTTCTTCCCGGCATGAAGCGTGAAGTTTCCACGCTGCCCCGGTTGTCTGCCAACTGCCGTTAGCGTCCTGTACTGCTTCCCCGCCGCTGTTGCGGACGTAAAGGAAGTGCGGGTATTGGTTGTTTATAATGTCTTGAATTGCTACCATATCCGGCTTCGGTTTTTAACCTTCGGCGCGTTGGCGGGTGTTATCCCCAATTCGCCGCAAGTTTGATTATACCAAAACTTAATAGCGTCCCAATTCCACGAAACGGAATAGCCGCCTTCGCTGACGTTCGCCAACGGTATAATAGAGCCGAACTCTTTACAAAGGGCGGTTTTCGCCGTCCTTACGTCTACTTCGGCTTCGGGGTCGGGAATTAGCCCGGCTTGGTTGGCTAAAATCAGTTCCGCGTCTGCTGCGGCTACGCCGAAGCGGGAAGCGGTGCGGGTTATCCATTCTTTGTAGGTCATCGTTGGAAGGGGTTAAGCCGGGAAGTTCCGTTACGTCGTGTTCTTGCCGATAACGACAGCCGGGTCGGGCTAACTGCACTTACGAGGTGCAAAGAAGCACGACGCGCCGAAACTCCCCGGACGGTTAGGGTTAGTGGTTCCACTTATTAGCGTCGGTAGACATAAGCCAACTATCGGATGAAGTTTCCCACGCGGGGAAGGCGTTAGCAATACCCATCGTCACTTCTTCAAGCGGTTCCTCGTTGGCGAACTTCTTAATAAGGGTGTGGCCGTTGAGGGTCTTGAGGGCTACCGAACCCTTTACGTTAAGGTCGGCGGGACGTTTCCAGAAGGTATGGCCCAAAACCTTGCTTGCGCTGAACATTACCACGTCGTTAACGAAGGGGTTGCCACTGAACGGGCGGCTTCCGTCGCCTAATTCGATGGTTATGTCTTGGTCGATGACAATGATTTGAAGCCCGTAAAGGTAGGAAAGTCCACGAAGGGCGGTGTTTACCTGTTCGAGGCTCGGTGTCTGCTGAACGCCGAGTGCGTTGGCGGCGAAGGAAGCACACGTTTTCTGCACTTCTTCGGTTTCCGTGAAGGTGGCGAAGGTTTCCGTAGACATAAAGGCGTACTTCAACGTAACGCCCTTCTTCTTGGCGGATTTTACAACAGCCTTGAAGTCCTTTGTAATAGGACGGGCGGCGGTAGAATTAGCCCACGAAGCGGAACCGGTTTGGAAGCCTACCTTTTGTTCTTCGGGGATAAGGTAGTCTACATCGTATTCGGTAAGTACCGAAGTGTTGTTTTCGTTGGTAAGCGTAATTTTGCCGAGCGAAATGGACTGCAACGCTATCCACTCCAAACGGGCGGCTACGCCGTCCCAACAAAATTTAGTATCTTCGGCCCACGCTTCCACAAGTGCGCGAAGGTCGGGGTTCTTCGACGTGCGGGCTATCATAAGTTCGTAGTCGTCGAGTTCTTCCTCGTTCTTGGTGCGCTTAATGGCAATTTTGGGGATGTCGCCCTGAATACGGGCTATTGCCTCGCGGGTCTTTTTGTCAATGGTTGCGCCACGGGCTACGAGGTCGGCAGCAATTTTAAGCCCTATTCGCGTTTCCAACGCCTTCCACGTTAGGGAGTAATTCTCCTTCAACGGGAAAAGTGTAGGATAGTAGAAGGGTTTAAGGTCGTAGGTCTTGACTACGCCCGCCATATCCTGTTCGTTAAGCCCCTGCATTAAAGTAGGTATCATAACTTATTGTTGTGGCTTGTTGGTTAGATGAATTTAATTGTAGGAAGGGCGGCTTTAATCGCGTCGCTAATCGGGGGGCAAAGCGCGGTTTTGAACTGCCCGAAGGTTACGGCCGGGACGGGGGTGTTAGTAAGTGCTTCCACCGGGTAAGAGTCGCCGACGCAAGCGAAGGGGGCGTATTTGAACGCCGAAACGGTTGCGCTTTCTTCTTTGGCCTGGGTAAGCACTCCACCGACGGGAATAGCCGCGCCGAGGGTTGTTCCTACGGTTACGGTGTCGTGGGTCTTGGCGGTGGTGTCAATGGCTGTAATAGCGTATGACTTCGCGCCCGTCTTGAACATCACGAAGTCGCCTACTTTGAAGTGGTGCCCCTTGGCTACCTTGTAGGCGGTGGCGGTGCTTGTGGCGGCTTCCGTTACTTCTGCCGTCTTGACGAGGTGGTAAATACCCGCTTCGTCGGGGGAAATAACGGAACCTTCACGAAGGGGAACGCCGGGGATAAGGTCGGCGACGCTAACGGTTACACCGTTGGGAACGTCGGCGAGGTTGTGCGTACAGGCGTGGGCGGTTCGCTCGTCCTGTTTGCGTGTGTATCGCATAAATCCCATTTTCGTTGTCGGTTTAGGGGGTTGTTAAATTTCCTTCCCTGTAAGGGTCGGGTTGTTGTCACTCTGCGAAGCGATGTAGTCTGCTACGCCTTGGCTAATACCTTCTTTAGTCACGGCTCCAAAGAGGGGCTTATCGTGGCCTTGCAGTCCTTTGTCGCTTTGCTCCTGTGCAATGCCGTCGAGGTCGGCCTGCACTTCGTTTAAGTACCCGTTAAAGTCGTCGTCGTCCTTGAAGGTGGGGGCTACGCGGTCGAAGCTGCGCAGCATCATTTCGCGCTGCTTGCCCTCAATCTTGGCGGCTTCCAACTTCGCTACAAATTGTTCACGGCGGGTGGCTGTGGTTTTCTCGGCACGTAGGCTGTCGTAGCCTTCGCGTATTGCCTTGTTTTCCTCGCGGATAATTTCGCGTATCTGCTCGGCTGTCAATGCTCCCGCCGGGGCCGGTGGTGTCTGCTGTCCGGGCTGAGGTTCGCCGCCGGGCTGTTCCTTCTCCTTGAAGTCGTACTTACGTCTAAGGCCTTCTTCGTGGGTCTTGTTTGCCTTGGCTATCTCCGCGTCGGTTCGGCTTCGGTAGTCCTTAACGAATTTGCTAACCTTGTCGGCGGTAAGATTCCCTACGACTTCGGTCGCTTCTTCAATGGTCGCGGCGTTTAAGCCTATGAAGGCCGCAAGCTGCGTTAAACCGTCTTTTCGCTCGCCTGCAAATTTTTCCTGCAGTAGTGCTAAAATTGCTAATGTTAATTCGTCCATAAAATTTGTAGTGGGGGTTACTTAAACATAGCGCAAAGTTAGCGTATTACCTTAATACAAGTTTGAATAAGGGACGGCAAACACTTCGCCGAAACTTCCAACGCTCGGCGGCGGTTGCCGTACACTTTGTTAGCCTTTTATATGCGGAATGTGAATTATTTGCAGTAACTTTGCGGTGTTGCCGGGGAAAAATCCGGCGACTTATCGAAGAAGCGATAGGTTCTTAGTATTTGAAAATCGCCAAATTAACAAATTACGAAGAATGAACCTAAGCGCGTAGCGTCGTATATCCTTACCACGATATACCGATGAAGCGCGGCTATACGGTTTGTTTTCGTAAGGCGTTTGGCGATGCCGCAAATACTCAAACCTATATAGTCCGCGCTTTTTTCGTGCGTTTAACCCTGCCACTTCGGGCGGTGGCGCAAAGTTACTCAATTTATGAAGAAGTTGTTACTTTGTGCGCTCCTTCCTTCGGTGCTGCTGTGTGGGTGTTCCTCTGACGACGAGCCAAACGGCGGAAGCCACTACACCGAAAAACAGGAGAAGGTCTTCGCTATCTTTAACGGTACTTGGGCCGATTACCAATTTTCAAACCTCGGTAGTTATCCGGGGGCAAACCTTCAACCCGAACCCGATAAAATTGTATTCGGGTCGCACTACTCAACCGAAAAGGAAATTAAGAAAAGTTCCTATATCGACGGGGAAACTACCGCCTTCTATGCACAGGGCGAATGTACCTACTATTCGGTTGCCTATAAGGGGCAGCCTTACGAAGCGGTTAAGTGTTATTACAATGTAGCCCCGTCCGCTACTATCCTTTCGTTGTGGGAAGTGGAAGATAATACAATGTTCCACGCCTACGACTTGAAAGTAGTTAGCGAAACGGAATTTAACCTTTACCAATCCGGCATAACACTTCCCTATATCTTTAAGAAGCAATAACGACGTAATGGAAGCCGTATTATTATGGGTCGCCGCCCTGTGTTTCGGGGTGGCGTTCCTAATTGTTGTTGTCGCTCTAATTACGAAGCCCCGGCGTATGCGGAAGAAGGCGCAAAGGGAAGCCGAAGCACGGGCGAAGGAAGTAGCCGACATCTACGGGCGTGTGGCTGTTACCCGTGTGAAATTGGGCGGCTTGGAACGTGCTACCCGAATACTTGAAGAAGCCCGAAAGGAACGAAGCGTAACAAAGTAATACGAATTGAGTATTTTTCGCTATTGACTTTTTCGGTTGGTAACAATTAGTTACGCCCGTTCCACGTTATACGGTTACGGCTGTGCCTTGGTGGGTATGGTCTTCCCGGTTGTCGTGGTTGGCTGATTTGGATTGGGTGCGTTATTGTCGTATCTTTGCGTTTGAATTAAAGCCCATTACAACTATGGAAGAAAAGAACTTAACCCCCGCCGAAGCGTTCTTTATGAAGAAGGCGGAATTTGAACACAACATAACGGAAGCCGTTAAGAACTTCGCCGGGTCGTATGCCACGGACGTAAAAATAGCGGTTGCCGTTGAAGTACAGCCCGCCCTTGCTAATTCCGGCGACGTCGTGGACTGTCGTATTAAAGGAGTTGAAATTGAAGCCAAATATAAACAAAATGCCTAAGCCCTTAGCCCCCGCCTTCCAACCGCTACCGTTCCCGTATTCCCCGGTACTCCGGGACGCAATGGCGGAAGTTTCCCGTTCCGTCGAGCCTATGCTTGACGACTTGGTAGCGCGCTACGCTCCCACCAATGAAGGGCGCGTTACTATTGCCCTGTGCGACGTTAAGAACTCCCACGGACGCGCCCGGCGTGATGCACTACGTAGACTTGACCGGGTTGTTACTGAACTATTCCCACCCGTCGAAGGTGCGCCGCTTCCTTCCGAGGAACTGAACGGGAAGCCGGACGTTTTAGCCGGGGCCGCCTGTATCGGCTACGACTTCCACCCCGAAAGCAATACCTTCGGAATAGGTTTTATTCCTTCGGGCTATGCTCCGTTTAACTCCAAATAACAAAGGCTATGAAAATACCGCGTATCAATACCACGAAGGGCAAACAGCCTGTTACCGTCGTTCCCGATAACGTCCTTGTCGAAGGCTTCCTTAATTCCGACGCCCCGGCGGAATATATAGACGTCGTGCGGCTTCTTGAATATGCCGAACCGGACGCCGAAAAGAACGGGGCTATTCTCCGGCAATGCTTGGAAGGTAAAGCCCGGCTTCTTCCTGTATATCCCGGCGTAGGAGAAAAAGAACCCACGGGCGCGAAGCTCGTAGGTTCTATTATGGACGGCGGCTTATACCTCGTTCCTATTCGTTAGGGTGTCTTAAACGACTTCGCTAACGCTACCATTTCCGCGTATTCGGTTGGCATCAACAACTGGAATACGCGGTTTCCTATAAATGCATTTTCAAAGGCGTGGGCTAAATATTCGTGTTGTTTCATGCCGTAACTCTTGAAGTAACTAACGGAATGACCCCAGCCTACGTCGTCGCGGTTTACCAAACTTCGCAACGTGTCCATAAGTCCGCCGAACTGCTCCAACGCATCCGGCTTTGAAATGCCGTAACGCTTAAATATCGGGTCGTCTTTGTCCTTAGTCCGTATTCGCTCGTAAATGTTTTTTATCTTAGCCGACAGCGTTATTATACGCATTTGGTTTACTTCGTGCTTGACCTTCTGAACCTCGTACTTCCCCGTTTTATAGTTCCATACCCTTTCCGTCGTGTAATAGGTCGTCTTTTCGCGGGTGCGTAGCCGCTTGGTCTGTGCGTCGCGGAGGTCTGTAACTTCCTTCGCAAACAATAAATTCCGTTGGTCGGCTATGGCGTGGCCGAACTCATGGTAAATAACGGATACGCGGTGCCACGGCGAAACTTCGTTACGTCCTTTCGTATAGACTACGACTAAGTTGCCGCCACTTTCGTAACTGCGCCCGGTGCTGTTGTGTATCTCTAACTTAACCTTCCGTTTGAGAAGGTCGAAGAAGTCCTTACTAAATTCGTGGTCGGCGTCGCCTAAATATGCCTTACCCTTTTCCAACTCGGCGGGCATATTCGCGGAATAGCTGCCCTTCTTGGCTTTTGCGGCTGCTAACTTGGCGGGTAGCGACGCGAAGAAGGCTTTAAGGCGGCTAATGCAGTCGCCGTAGTAGTTGTTAGTCTTTACGTCGTTGGCGTTAAGGGCGGCTTCTATTTCCTTCACTATGTCCGGGAAGCCTACCGCCTTGTCTGCGAAGTCTTCCACCTCGTTACGGGCGGCC